CGTTGAGTGTTTAAATTACAGATCGATACGGATCAAGAAATGACCATTTTTGTCCTTAGAGCCAAGACATTGACCAACTTTAGTGCCACCGCCATCGGTAGTGGTAAGTTCGCCATTGGCGTCTACGTACAGTGCTTGGCCAGTGCCAGCTACTTGATCAGTAGCGAGAACAGAACCGCTATAAGAGAAGATTCCCTTAGTTACAATCGGGCAAGACTGACCACTGATGGTAACGCCCATCTCAGCAGCTTTGCGAGGATTGTAGAGAAGTTTCTCTCCGTTTTCATCGGTCTCTTTGCAATCATAGAGCATCATGCCCAAAACGGGATCATTGGCGTCAGCCAGAACCACTTTAGCATTTACTCCGTAGCGTTGAGACTCGGTGTTGTTATAATCTTGACCAGCAGCACCAATCATCTGTAGCTCATCGGTGTTCATCCAACCGCTAGCGGTTGAAATCTTAACGAAGTGACCATTGGTTACTCCGCCGTCAGTACCGATTGCATCCTCATTGAGGGTAAACAGATTGATTACATCGTGCTCGTCGTAATCTCTGAATTGACCTAATTTAGTTGCCATAATATTTTATTACTCCAATAAATAGTTGATTTAAAGTTTGATATCGAATTTGTCGATGCTAAAAGCTTTCTTGTATCTATCACCAAGAGTCTCCTCTTCAGCGGCGGTAGAAACAGGAATTTGTTCTCCTTCAACTTCGGCTTGATCGATAGCCTCTTCTACCACTTCTTCAGCTTCGGAGTCGTCTTCAGAAGCAACCGCTTCTTCAGCAACCTTCTCTTCGGCGGCGGCAGCTTCTTCAGCTTCCTTAGCCTCAGCGATGGCTTTACGATCCTTATGAGAAAGAAGGACAGAAATTTTGTTCATATGAGCTTCAAAAGCCTCATCGTCGAGGTCTTTGATGTCAGAAGCAATAACTTCTCTTTCCTCAGCGGAAAGCTCATAATTTTCGTCTAGAAGAGACATACGCTCATTGAATCTATCAGTCGCTTCTCTCTCAGACTTTTCAGCCTTAAGAGTTCCAAGCTCAGACTGGACAGAATCGAAGTCGCTCTTCAGTGTTTTAATATCTTCAGCAAGAGTGACGTTCTGCTGTTCCGACTCTTCGAGTTTCTGAGAAATCTCTTTCTTCTCAGCGTTAAATTGCTCAGAAGCCTTCTTGAGTTCAGTCTCGATATAATCGGAAACAGCCGAAGCGGTAATCTGCTTCAGATTTTCCTCTGTGATATCGCTAATAGTTTTGATTTCCATAAGACAATCCTTATCTTCAATTACATCATTTTCTTCAATTTGTGAAATGTTTTCTGTGATTTCAGACTTGTTTAAGTTATTTTCTACTCCTTCTTCCTCTTGTTGGTCATCCTCAGAGCTTTCTACTTCTAGATTTTCTTTGGAATCTTCTACTTTTACCTTGTGTTTTTCAGTAAGAACCCCTTCGACTTCAGCGGCGGGATTCTCAGTCAAGCCAATACCTAGCGGAACTATACTGCCTACAATCTTTCTGTAAACAGATTTACCGTTTTCTAGCTTTCCTTTTCCTCCAAAGCCCTTAAGAAAGGCTTTCATCTCGTCTATTTGTTCTACGTCTGAAATATATTCTGCTTCAGCTATATCTTTATTGTCATCCTTAAGGACGGCAATTTCGTATTCACTAAAGCCTAGCTCCCAGCTAGCTGAAATCTTTTTGTAAAATTCACTGGTAGGATCACTAGCCTCCTCTACTAAGCTAGTAATGTTACCGTTTACGATCTTCCATAGAACACCACCCAATGTAATGTTATAAGGAACATTCAATTCTGAGGCTTGTTCTTCCGTTAGCGACTTGTCAGTGCCAAACTCGCTAAACCCAGCCGTCAATATAACTCCAATAACCTTTTCTCGGTTATGTTCGATATTAATTGGCTTGTTAATGAAGTTTTTATATATATCTGTCGCAGAAACAGAGTCGATCACATCGCCGTTCTTGTTTACTCTATTTATAACACAGGCATTAAATGCAACCGGAAGCAGGTCAATGTCCCTGTCAGAGTCCACCTTCGGGATGAAGTCTCCTATCTCCTGTAGAGATGCGTAAGATAGAAATTTATCTTTTTCTTCTGAAACCAAAGGCTTTAGCTCAGAACTAAAAGAAGTTGTAAACTTAGGTTGGTTAAAATTCGATTTCATATCCAAGAGAAGCTTTCGGAATTTCGATAAAAAGTTCATTTAGATTCTTAAATTCAAAATTTAAATTAAATTCTTCTATATCTTGTTCCGCATCCTTAATAAAGTCACCGTCTTGAGCTTCGCTACAAAAGTCTAACTCTTCGAGCACTAAATCATACTTAACTTTACCTAAAGAATCAAAATTAGATATAGTATGTAAAAATTGGTTGATTCTAGTGAATCCTATCAAGTTTTTATTATCCGACTCAGAGCAAGTAGAAACCACAGAGCAGTATATAGACTTTAATCTATTAACAGTAACTCTTTTGGGTGAGTGCTCTTTGTTGAAATTTTTAGCTTTATTTTCTAAAGCGCAAATAATTCTATTAGAAAAGTCTATTGCCTTTAATTGCTGATCTTCTCCAGAGCATCCAGTTTCCCCTTCTTCTCCCTTGGGTTCGCTTTGAGTGTTTAAGTTGGCGGTGAGGTCTATTTCTATTCCTCTATTAGCCGAGTGATGAACGAAATAATCTGCGGTAAGCTTTGTAAGCTTAATGTTCTTTTTCGGAGTATCGCTCATCTTTTTAATAAACTTTAAAAGTTAACATAAGTATATACACTAAAATAAAAAAAAATATACAACAATAAATAAAAAAAAACTAACTATTCAGTTAATAAACTTATTATCTTAAATTGATAGAAGTTCAAAACCAAACTAGCTACAAGCAAAGACACGACTAATATACCAGCCAAAAGACTAGTAATAGGAAAACTGGATTTCTTTATGTCCTTTACTTCTATTTTCATATCTCATTTTTAAGCCTCTGATTTGCTTCTGTCTTGATTAGGCTTTTTTAACAACTGCTTTATAGTCTCGTTGTATCTCTCTATCGCTTGTCTGTAATTTTTAATTCTATCTCCAAGCTCTATAATGAATTCTTTTTGAATCATAACTTCTTGATTCTTTTGGTATAGCTCTCTTTGCATTTCTATAAAGCTTTTCCTAAATTTAGAATTCATATCCATAAATTCATTGTGTTGATTAACGAGCTCTCCCTCAAAATCAGCTTGCATACGAAGAATCTCTGCTTTTTGATTTTGCTTCTGTACAATCATCACGGGAAAGAAGACAAGTGCCGAAGACAAGATGCCGATAAAATATTTTCCTTGGAAGAAATCTTTAAGCTTCTTGAAAAAATCATCAACTCTCCATCCCGCCTTATTGCTAGGAGACATTTTTTCTGTGTTATTTTTGTAGTTCATGGTCGATTATAATTACACTTAAAATCGCCAAACTAACTTAAAAAACATCTCGCCACAAAAAAAGAGAGGCAAAAGCCTCTCTGTGTTTATTTATATTTTTAATTATTTTAGTCATCAACAGGTAAGCCGCCAGCGTACCATCCTTCCGGTAACTTTATCTTGTTTTTGGAAAGAACCCATTCTCCATTCTTTTGGACATAGACTTTTCCAGAAACATCTGGACCGATACGGACTAGGTTGGACTGAGTATCAACAAAGACAACGCGAGTTGATCCGCAGCCAACTAGAAGTAAGCTAATTAGAATTAGAATCAGAGTCTTTTTCATCTTTCATCTTTCTTTCTTGTTCTTCTATACGTTTCCGCCACTTATCCTTTAGGTCTTTAGGCGTAACATCTGCATCGCTCGCTTTAGTATCTTTCTTTACCTCAGCAGAGAGCCATTCTAAAACGGCTTTAAACAATGCAGTTAGCCACCCCATAAAGCCTAGTCTTGTTTCTTAGCGAGACCTCTGGAAATCGTGTAACCCAAAGCTGCCGCAGCAGAACAGATAAAACCAAAAACTTTATCTGCATTCGAACTGCCCTCTGGGTCTACGACTCCTGCACCCCATGCGAGAGATGCCAAAGTGACGCAAACCGTGATCCAAAACTCGGTACTTTTATAACCGGGTTTTACTTCTTCTTTTTTAGTAGCCATAATATTTAGGTTTATTAATGTTCCCCGCAAACCTAGCGGGAAAGTTTTTAAAGTCAAACGATTTTTTAAGAACTAGCGTACTTATTTAGCTCTTCTATTTTTTCGTTCGGTCTATCAAATCCCCCCATACATGTGTATACGGTTAAGCTTTGTTTAGTTCCGCTATAGATTCCTCTATGTACGGTACTGTTGCCTTTCATCATTCTAGAAAACTGCTCGAAGGCATGATCTAGATTTTCTTGAGGCAACTCATTGAGTATCTCATTGCTTCCTATTACTATTACTCCCGCTGAGTTAGCAGTAGATAAATCGACTCCACCTGTAAGTAGATTATTCTTTAGATTATCTCTAACACACTTGGAGATTGAGAATGTATCTTTCCACTCTCTTACAGGAGAAGCGCCGAAAGACAGCATCCCAGAATCTAAAACATGCTTATAATCATTAGCGTCAAAAGAAGAGAAGCTGCTGTCTTTATTTGCAGTCATATTAAACAAATGAAACAAGCCCGCGATGCTTCTATTTGCGGTCTCCCAGAATTTACCCACGGGTAAGTTAGGATACAGCGAATTTATCTTCTCGTTATCGATTACGATTAAAGGAGATATGAGTCCGACTTTTACATGCTCGTAAGCTTCGCTTAAAGCTTCTGCCGCATTTTTGCAGACCTTCTTTCCCTCTGATACTTTGGGTAGAGTTAGTATCAATCCTACTTTATTGCTCTTGCAGTTTACGTCTGAGAGACCAATCATCTCTTTTACTGCTTTTGCAATTGGGATACCTGTACCCGTTCCCGTTCCGCCGCCTCCTCCAGCGCATACAAATACTCTATCGATTTCATTACCGAAATTTTTTCTCATGAAGTCAATAGTGTCATCTTTTCTTTCTGTGAATTTTTCAGCAGCCTTTTTAGGGTTCTTCCCTGCGCCACCTTCTCCGATACAAAGTTTTCTTTCGTCCTCTAACTTAATCGTATTGAGGTCTTGCTGGGCTGTGTTTAGAACGCAAACTTTTCTGTATCCCATTTTATGAAAAGTTTCAGCAACGCGAGAACCGCCTTGGCCAGCACCAATAAAAGCGAACTTGAAGGAAGCTTCAAATTCATCCTCTATTTCTGCATCTGGTTCTTGTGGTTCTGGTACTGGAATTTCTGGAATATCGCAGTCAAAATCAATGTCAACGTTGTAGCTGACTACATCTTCAATTTTGTTGTCGTTTTCTTCACTCATAATTATAAATCCTCTTTTTTGCTAGCGCATAAAATACTAGATAGATATGTATCTAAACCGTGCTCGTAGGATATGTCATTTACTTTTTCTATTCTATCTGGGTTATGGTCAACTGGATTAGAAGAATATTTTTTAACTGATTTACTCCAGTTTTCCGGTTCTTCATTAGCTATAATGGTCTCAGTGATCTTACTAGCTATATCCTTTTGAGCGTTACTTAACTTTCTCTTATTATGCTTGCTTCTTAAGTGTTTTTCAACTTCAAGATTTAGTTTTTGTGCTTGTATTAAGTTATTCTTTACTTTTTCCAAGCTATAAAAACTAGAAACTACTTCGCCGCCCATAGGCGCTCTCTCGCCTTCTTCTCTTGGTCCTTTCGAGTCTGCGGGTCTACCAACTTGATTTGGAACCTCATTCTCTTCTTTATCTTTTGGCTCTTCTTTTTCGTTGTCGTCCCCGCCCCTGTCTTGAGGCGCTGCTTTTGCACCCCCGATTAATGGCTCGAAGAATCCCTTGTCTCTCATTTCTCTGTACTCTTTTTGAGATTGAGGGATTAAACTTTCGTCGGGTAGTCTTCCCTTTTCGATAGCCTCCAATCCTTCCTCTGGAGTTAAGATTCCAAGCTCAATAAGTCTAGTGTAAACTCGACTATAAGAAAGGCCATCCCTTAGATCAATATCATCGAAGTGGGGAGTCGGAACGCTTTTGAATCCCATGATCTTGGAAATTCTTTTTATTTCTTGGCCTAAGAATTCATTTATAAAAATCTCTCTAGCTTGCTTGAGTCTTTCGATGAAGACTTTTACCTTGATGCTCTCATTGGCGAACTTCTCACCTTCTCCGATTAGAATATTGTTAAGACCTATCCTAATATCTCTTTCAAAAATTTCGTACTTGGAAGAATTTAAAAGAGCAGAAATGTTAGGAACAATGAATTCCGCTTTAGTCGTATAATCAGCAATTAAAACTCTACCAACAGATTCATTGGTAAACAGCTTCTGCATGGCCTCTAGGTTTTTCTGATTGACGCCTCCCTTGTCTGGGTCAGTACCCATTGTAACGAGTAATATTGCTTGCTGCATTGTGCGAGCGATAGCCATATCGATTTTCTTCATCTCCGCTTTTGCGTTTAAGTCCTCCAGAACTGGGTAACCCATTGGCACAGCGAAAGGCTCGTAATCTTGTTTTTTATAGAAAACCGCACTTACCTTGTCTTCGTTTAATGGGAGGTGAAGAGCGTAGGTGCTTCTTTTATCTTTCTTATGTTTTTCTAGTTCTTTCTTTATGTTATCTGGCAGAGAATCTAGTAGCTGTATCTCTTCATCAGTTTGAGGATTTTTCAGTCTCTCTAACTCGTAGTCAGTTACATATTTACTGTATTTGCCAGCGGAGAAGGATAGGGTTCCAGTTAGTCTAACGTCTGCTGGGTTTAAGATAATGTATTTTACTGGCAAGCTAACTGATTCCTCAGCAGCTAGATTCAAGTTGCCGAAAACTCTGTTTAAGTTTCTTAAGTCATTCTGCTTGAGCTCAGCATCAAATCTATAAGTAAAAACGTTACCAGAACGATAATACTCTCTAAAGAACTTATCTTGAAAAGCTAGGATATTAATTTTCTTAAATAAAGCATTAAAAAATTCTCTAGACTTTTTGCTGCCCCCCTTGAAATAAATTTGGTTAACTGAAAACTCAGTCATCAAATCAATCGTGTTTCTAAAAACGGAAAAATTATAATAAGCCTTTTGACACAACTTAACGGCATCTCTTACATCAATTAAGTTCCGGTTACCGCTACCATAGCCATCAGATGAATACTTAAACGGTACTAGTCCGTCATCAATGTTTTTATATTTGTCAGTTCTTTCTATGGTCGAAGAAGCATTTCTTCTGGTTCTGGTGGAGGCCGTAGCGACTTTGGGTGAAGAGCCTTCAGACATTAGCGGCAAAGGAAGTGATGTCTGAGTCTGGCGTGGGGTGTTTTCTGGTTTTTTGCTCATTTTCGACCTATAAAATTAACGGTGTAAATTTATTCGTTTAAAATTACACTATATTCTCACGTATTCAACGTAAAAAATACAGTTTTTTTAAAAGAGAGAAAAAACTAGATTTAAGTCCAAGCCCCAGTCAGTAATTGAACCCTAGCCCAATGATCTGTATTGATGCATAAGTATAGATAACCAGTATCAAAGGCTATTTGCCCGCTAACTCCGTGAGAACCAGTGCTAGTTGGAACGTGCGGAGACTGAGCAATTAGACCCCCGCTCACAATACCACTACCTCCAACGCTCAAGCTACTATTATGATGGCTAGTTCCATCTACAACTAAAGTGCCTTTATTCGTAATGTTTCCGCTAGATACAGTGTTTCCGCCTATATTTAAATCGTTATTAAAGTAGCCAGTACCGTAAAGCTCTACGTCGCCGCTAACGAAGTTATTTCCCACTACATTTAAACCATTGTAAGTACTAGAATAACTTGTCAAAGCTCCCGTACCCACGGACAAACCCCCTCCTAAGATATAAGAATCTTCATGAGAAGAGACCTTACTTTTTGCTGTTCCAGATAGATTATAAAGAACTAAATTAGTTCCCCCAGCCTCATGCTCAATCTGCCCCTTAGAATCACTCAAGGAACTTACTGATCTAACTCCTTGATTACCAGATACATCTAAATCGAAGGCGGGGACATAGCTCTCTGGAAAACCAATTCCATAATTACCTACGTCTCCATCAAATATAAAACAATTACTTGTATTATTTGCTTTCCTTACTATTAGATTGTCGTTCGTGGTATCTACGTAAACATAATTATCAATACTGGTAGAGCCACTTGCCGTGAAAACTCCAGTACCATTAACTATTACATCTTGCGCTGAAACATGCCCAGATACATGAAGCTTGTGTTGAGGGATCAATCCTTCTCCTATGGATAGCTGATCTCCAGTATGATCATAGAACAAGCCATAAGCGCCTTTAAAATAATTCTGCCCAGCATGGCCGCTAGCAAATTGGATTTGGCCATCTGTGCCACTTGGACCCGATTGACCAACATCTAGAATATAACCAGATAACTCTGGCTTATAAATTTGATTTACTCTTATCTTATTGTCGGGCATCTCGTTTTTTTCTCCAATGTACAGAATCTATTACACTTTTTTAAATTAATCTGGGGGTAAAAGTAGCAGCTACATTTTCTACCTTTAGGTTTTTCATGTCGAAATAGCTCCTTAAAGCCCAGTTAGCTAACATTAGTGTAGTGTAGTTATCTCGTCTAGCTCTATTAACAGACGTGCTTCTTTTTAAGTGATGCGGCAAGTCAAATGTCTGAGTACCCTTAGCTGTACTCTTAACCTCAATTAAAGCGCATTGCTTCTTAGTTTGGTGTATTAGGTCGTCTTGCGTCTCAATAAGGTCTAGAATACTTTCCGCGTTAGTTTCTTTTATTGGTATTCTTTGATTTACGGTTTTATCGAAAACTGAGCCGTTAGCCGTTGTTTTTGACGAGAACCATATTCTCTTATGGTCGATGGAAGTTTGTAGGTATTCGTTTGCTCTCCGTATAAAGTCACTAGTGAAAATTTGCTTAAAACAAATATTACCAAGTTCTTTATTGTATTTAGATTTAGCTTCTATTAAAGCCTTTTGATAATCAGTACCATCAGCATTACTGTTAAAATCAAAGAACCCTAATTTAGTTCCACTTTTAACAAATATTTCGCTTTGGCAAGCAGAGTCGATAAACTGGTAGCCCGCATTATCAATGCATATCATCTCCACGTTAAAGTTGCTTACTAAGTAATGTAGATACTTTATATGATTTTTTAAGTCTCCACCAGCTACTGCATAACTATGAACTAGCGTTCCAGTTCTATGCTCTTCGTCTATTTCCAAAACCGACATAGCAAAGAAGTCAGACTC